GTGCTGAAGAAGTACTCGTAGGTGCCTCCGTTCAGTCCGTTTTGCGAGTTGCTCGGAATCAGCACGATGCTGTCGATAGAGGACTGCACCACGCAGCTTTCCGGGATTGGCGGGCCATTGATGCTGACGGTGATCGTCACCTCTCCCGATCGCGCCATCGGACCTACAGCGGCCACACTCATGGTGTAATTACCAGACGGCAAGCCGTTGATGGCGCACTCAGTCGAAGTCGACGGGACGTTGTGCGACTGCACCGCTGTCGTGCCTTGTCGCACGATCACGATATATTCCTTCACGATGCCGCTCGGCGGCAGCCAGGACAGTACGCCCTGAATCACTTCCGCAGTGGTGTCCTGTGTCCACGTCAGATTGGTCGGAGTTCCAAGCCCGCCAGAAGGCAGGTTGATGAATCCGATCGGGTTGTACGGCTGCCCCACCGCATCATCGAAGATTGCCGGCTCGTACTGTTTGACCTGAACAGTGCAGCCTTCGCGGTCGCCCATTGACCAATCAGAGACGATGAACTCGCCAAGAATATTCAAAGAAGGCAGGTTCACGCGCACAACTCGGCCAGGCCGGCAGTTGTACCCTGCAAAGTTCATCGGAATGCTGATGGCACCACCAGCGCGGCGCCGGCGCAGCTCCATGTTCGCCAGGCGCTGCGCTTGATAGGGGTCGTTTACATAGGAATAGGTCAGCGTTTCCGCCGCCTCTCCGCCGTCTTCAACAATCCATTCGGCAACACTAACTTCCGGGTAGTCCGTCTCTGTCCACGACTGTGACGGGTCGATGAACGTACCGCGAACGGTGTTGATTGCTGAGTCGTTGGTTGGCTCAGTGCTACCAGTCACGGTGCCGATCACCATGTCTTCAGTTATTTCGAAGTCATACGGACCGTAGTAGGCGCCGGCCTGGAACATCCAGCGACCGCCCACGCGGATCAGGTGGCCACCAGCAGCAGCTTCGAGTTTCTGCAAAACGCCAGTGCGCTGCTCGTCCGCACCAATGACGCAGCCACTGCGGTAGCGCTGGCTGGTCGAGCCGTCAGCATTGGTGACGGCCTCGTCGCACACGTTCGCAGCACTCGCGAAAGTTTCGAAAACGATTTCATCGTCAGGCACGCCGCACCGGGCGCGGAGGTACCACAGCAGATGCAGCGCAGTGTTTGCGCTGTAGCCCGCCGTGTTGCTCCGTGGATCGTAAATATCCTTGCGGCCGCGCACGACAAAGCGAGTGTCGGGGATGCCGGACGGGAATTTTTCGGCGCTGTAAAAAAGAGAGATGCGGACAAAGGACAAACCACGACCGATCTGTGAGTCCTTCCAGTCCGGACAGTTGGCCTTGAGGAATGCATTCACCTGCGTCGGCTCAACGACCAGTTCGTAGGTGGCGAAAGGGCCGAACGAACCAATTTCCTCTTCGCCAAGGTAGATGTTTTCGAGGGCATCGATCGCCCCTTCGCAAAGCACGTACACCAGGTGCAGCCATTCGCCCTCCCCTTGATCGCCAGCCTGCTCCTGCGCCCACACCAGCACGCCACCGGTGGAAACGCGTCCAAGGATATAGCGCACCGGCGCCTTCGAAGAGCGCACGGTCTGGGCGGACGGCTCGTTGTCGCGCAATGGTGACTTGGTGTTGAGCTTTTCCTGTTGCTCCGCCGCGTAAAAGGCAAGCGCTGCGCCAGCCACAGCACCCCATGGGCCGCCCTGAGCAAAGCCAACCACCGCGCCGATGACGACTGAAGCGAGTTTTTTAACTCCGCCGCTCATTCAATTCTCCACGCGGCCAATGGCTCGCACTCAACCCGAGCCGCACCGTCATCGGTTGCAGCCCAGTAATCTCCAGCCCAGAAAACGGCCATGCTTCGGCCGCCGGGTGCGTCGTACAGCACGACGTCTCCGCGCTGGATGAAACCCAACGGCACCCGGGCGAAGTGGACATCCCAAGCGGCCTCAAGGCTGCCGTGCTGTTTTTTCAGTTGCCGTTTCGCACCGGTTTCCGTCGTGTACTTGCCGCGGTAGTTCTCCGCAGGATCGATACCACACACCGAGGCCGTGCAGTCGGCAGCGAACAGGCAACAGTCAAATTCGCCCCATGAAAAAGGCCGCTCTTGGGCGGCCTTGATCGTTTCGTTCAGACGGGTTGTCCAGTCTCGGTAGCGCATGGCTAGCTTCCATAGGTGAATGTCGGTGCGTCCTTCTTCGAGCCCCAGTAAATGGGCCACTCGGACATTTGGGCGATGGCGTAAAAGAACCGGTCGCCCTGATGGCGCGCGCGGTGGTTTTCGTCGGTGAATCGTTCGGTGCCGGTACGGCTCCACTCGGCCATGCGATCGATCACTGGGACGGTGATGCAGTTACCGTCCTCGCCATTACCGGCGAAAGAGAACTTGGCGGCATCCATGCGACCAGAGAACAGAATGTCCGCCGCGTAGTTGCCGGCCTCGTCGAACACCACGAATATGACTTTTGCCATTCGCCCGCGACAGCCCCGGACGTTCGTCTCGGAAAGGATGTAGGCATCCAGACCGCTGAGCGTCAGCTCGACCGACATTGGTGAGCCGGAGTTGTCGCTCTCCTGCGACTGGCTGACCTGGCCGAAATTGCCGACCCCGAGGTAAGTGATGCCATCAACCACCAGATCACCGGTACCAGTGTGCGCGAAGACCATGCCGTCGACGAAGTCGAGCTGCACCGCGTAGACAGGCATGAAGCGGCCAGTGGCGATGATGTTCACCACGCTCTGGCTGAACGGAAATGCTGAGGGCATCAGAAGGCCTCCCTGAATTGGTAGCTGCCGTTTGCGATCACCGGCTTGATGGACATCGCCCAGGTGTCGGTGGTCATTCGCATTTCGGAATAGGGGTTGAGGTACTCGACGGCGGTACCGGCCGTGAGCGTCCTGCGGATCCGCTTGTTGAGCGACACCGTCACCCTGCCCTGCGCATTCGCCGACGCTGCATCGGTGACCTCGAACATTTCACCAGCGATGGTGATGTAGTCGCCTTCAGCGAACACAGCGGCATTCGCCGGTGCGCCGCCGATGACCATCGACCGCGCCTGAGCATTGCCGGTGACCACGGCGAGAGCGCCGACGCTGCTGGTGCGCCGGCGCGTGAACGCCGGCAAGTTGAAGGTGCCCATCATTCCGTCAAGCCTCCCGAGGAAAGAGGTCAGCTGTCGCTCCTCCTCTCGGGTCAGCAAGCCAAACGTTAAGGTGCACTGCCAGTAAGCGCCCGGGTAGCCGACGATCTGCTGGGCGTTCGAGAGCGTCGAGGTGAACGCCCTGCTGTTGTTGACGATGCCCCACGTCATTTCTGACGGGCGCAGCGAAGCCGGCCACGTGAGAGCCATGCAGTACTCCTTAGATTGCTTAGCGCCGCGCGATCAGCTGGCGGATGGTTCCGTTCATTTTCAGGTCGCGCACGACCAGCTCGTAGCCGCCCTTGGCACCCTGCATTGCCGCCTCACGCACCATGTTGACGGTCGCGTCATCTGGTGTGCCTTGGAAGCTGAAGCTCTGCTGGATGACCGGAGCAGCGGACGACCCCGATGAGATCGGAACGACATTTGAGGTAGATCCCGCAGCCGTAGCGCCGACGTAGCCGCCATCCGCGTACCCTTTGGCGTTCGCATTCATGCGCTCGAGGAATTCCCGGGCGCCTGGCTGGCTCACCGCTTCCTTGCGGACAACGAACTCGCCGCCGTGCACAACTCCCTTCGGCTCGAACTTGCCGCCGTCGCCGGTATAGCCGCCACTCGAGAATCCAGTATTGGAAATGGTTTCACTGAACCCAGTCATTGTCCCACTGCTCGACGATGCGGCTCCGCCCGCCAGCCCGCCAAATAAACTACCAAATATCCCTACGGCGGCCTGCCGCACTTGAATGCGTATGAGATCTTCAATGATTCCGTCGGCCAGCTCTTTGAATGACAATTTACCGGTTCGGACAAAACGAACGATCGCATCCTCCATACCGCCGAAGGCATTGGTAAAGAGTTCCCGGCTTTGGCCGGCAACATCGGCAGCTTTATCTGCGTAGGCTTGGAAAGCGGAATTCGCTCCGATCGACCAATCCGACTGCGCCTTGTCAATCTCCGAGTAATATTGCTGCTGCATTGATAGGCGTGATTGAAGGGCAGATCGCAAAGCCTCCGTCTGCTGGCTGTATAGCTCTGCCTTGCCGTCGGACTTGTCGCTCTTGTTGTAATCGTAGGTCAGCCTGTCCAACTGCGACTGATACGACTGCTGGATACTTAGTTGCTCCTTCAGCCGCTGGCGTTGCAGGTCGCCCATGCCGAGCCCTGCCAAATCGTTGTCCAAACCGGTCTGGGCGGTCTTCAGCTGCGATTGCAGGTTCTCTTGGAACGCCGCGAGCTTCTGACGCTGCTCGGTGGCGGTCTTCAGCAGGTCCGTCTGCTTTTCTAGTGCCGCATTCTGCTTCTGCTGCGCCAGATTGAGATCAGCCATGGCCAGGATCTGCTTCTGCGCGGCGGTAAGCGTTTTCTTATCCTTGAGATCGACGATTTGCTGTTCCAGCTCGAGCAGCTTTTTGGTCTCGGTGCCAAGCGACTTTGTTCCCTCGGCTTGGGTGCCGATTAGCGAGTTTTGCTGCTGAAGAACCGCGTAGCGCTGACGGGCCTCATCGAGCATCCGCTGGCCCGCGTCTTCGGTTGCGGCCTTGGGTTTCGGGTCAGAAAACTGCTTTACAGCAGCATCTCTGAGCTGCTGAAGCTGAGCTTCCGAGTATGCCTTTCCACCATTTCCGCCCTTGGCTTCCTTCGCCAGCTGATTGAT